GACAAGTAATGGCGTTTTGGGCATTCATCCCGCAGATCATCGGGGCCGTGTTCGGCTCCAAGTCTACGACAGAGAAGGTCGTGGACATTGCTGACAAGGCATTCTACACCGACCAAGAGAAGGCGGCTGCCACTGCTACTGCCGTTGACGTTGACCAGAAAGACTTGGCCAGCGCACGCGCAATGCAGATGGTGTCCCACAGTTCTTGGCTCGATGTCATCGTGGATGCGTGGGCACGGATGATTAGACCCGGTGTGACAACCTACCTACTCGGCGGATGGTTTGGCTGGTGGGAGTTTCCCGAGCCTCATCGCATTGATGAGTTTTGGCAGAACGTCTCCATGCTGGTGTTAACCTTCTGGTTTGGTGGACGAGCACTACTCAAAGACCTTCCGGACGCAGTGCGACGGATGCGAGGCAAGTAATGGACTACGACTACAAAGCAAACGAGGCAAAGCTCCGCGACTCGATGGGACGCCGGCTAACCACCGGCCTGTTCGAAGAGTTGAAGAGCGTGGAGACAGTGGCTCCTGCCGTGTTCAAGCTGTCTGAATGGAAGGCGGAGTATGTCGCCATTGCAGACCCTACGGGTTACAAAGCAGCGATGGCTCTCATTGGTGACTGGGATCACTGGCTTCAGCTGGTGAGCAACCCAATTTTCAAGGAGCACCTCGATGCGTGGAAAGCGGAAGTGGAAACCAAGCTCAAGAGCGAGGCCGTTCAAGAACTCCGGAAGCAAGCCAAGACAGCGGTTGGAACATCGGCAGCGAAGTATCTCGCGGAGAAAGGCTATGCCAAAAAAGAAAAGAAGCAAAAGGAAACGCTACCTGAAGTAGACCGTTCAGGGGAAGACGCGAAGCGATTGGGGCTTAAGGTGGTGAGGTGAAAGCTAAGCGCGAAATCGTAAAGGAGCAAGCCGAGGCCGATCTGTTGACGTTCATTCATCTGGTCGCGCCCCATCGCATGCTCGGCGGCATTCACGAAGAACTTATTTCGTGGATGACCCGTCCGGACTCGTTGGACAACCAACTCATCCTGCTTCCACGCGAACATCAGAAGAGTGTGTTGATTGCTTACCGTGTAGCTTGGTGGCTCACGAAGTATCCGGAGACTACCATCCTCTACGTCAGCGCGACGGCTGACCTCGCGGAGAAGCAGCTGAAGTTCATCAAGGACATCTTGACGAGCGACATCTACCGTCACTATTGGCCTGACATGGTGAACCTGAATGAGAACCTTCGAGAGAGGTGGTCGGTTAACGAAATTTCAATTGACCATCCGAAGCGCAAGGCGGAAGGCGTTCGTGATGCGAGCGTTAAGGCTGTTGGTCTTACTGCCAACGTTACTGGTCTTCATTGCAACGTTGCCATTCTTGATGACATTGTGGTTCCTACGAATGCTTACACTGAGCTTGGACGAGACGGAACAAGAGCTTTCTATTCGCAACTATCGAGTGTCGAGACTACTGGCGCGAAGGAATGGACGGTTGGGACGCGCTACCACCCTTCGGACATCTACCGGGACATGGTGGACATGGTGGAGATTCTTGAAGAAGGTGGTGTGGATGTCGAGCACCCGGTGTATGAAGTTTTTCAAAGACAGGTAGAGACACACGGCGAGTTCCTGTGGCCCAAGCAGCGGCGCATTGACGGCAAGCTGTTTGGCTTTGATGACAAAGAACTGGCCCGCAAGAAGGCGAAGTATTTGGACGTGACGCAGTTTCACGCCCAATACTACAACAACCCCAACGCCACCACCGATGGGGCCGTTGATGCGATGCTCTTCCAATACTACAACCGGGAAGCGTTGGTGAACCGAAGTGAGGTGTGGTATCTAGGCGAGAAGATGTTGAACGTCTACGCCGCGATTGACTTCTCCTACAGCGTTCACAAGACTTCCGATTATACCGTCATTGTCGTTGTGGGAGCGGACAGCGACGGGAACATCTACTTGCTAGAGATTGATCGCTTCCGCACCAAGTCCATTAGGGAGATGTATGAGCATGCAGAACGACTCCACCGCAAGTGGCACTTCCTCCGGCTCAGAGCAGAAGTGACAGCGGCGCAGCAGCTTGTAGTAAATCAGATGAAGGACTACATGCGGCAGGTGAACCTACCACTGGCGGTTGACGAGCATCGGCCTATCCGGAACAAAGAAGAACGGATTCACGCCGCGCTCAAGCCGCGCTACGAGAACAAGTCCATCTGGCACTACAAGGGGGGCAACTGCCAAGTGCTAGAGGAAGAACTCAGGATGCTGCACCCCGAGCATGACGACTGCAAGGATGCGCTTGCCGCTGTGGTGGAAACGGCCTACGGCCCCGCCAAACATCGCAACCGCTCTGAGTCGCGCAAAGTGATTTACAACACACGCTTCGGCGGCGTTGCTTACAAATAGGAAAACCAATGTCTGAAACATTGTCGCTCGGCTACCAGAAGGAAGACCTCGCTTCTCTACTCTACAACAGGTGGGGGACGTGGGACGCTGCCCGCGAAAACTGGAAGGACGAGAAGAAAGAGCTACGCCAATACATCCACGCCACGGACACGCGGAAAACAACCAACTCGCAGCTGCCGTGGAAGAACTCGACGGTCACACCCAAGATTACGCAGATCAGGGACAACCTGCACGCCAACTACATCGCAGCCCTGTTCCCCCGCGAGAAATGGTTCAAGTTTGAGCCAAGCGATCAGTCAAGTGCCACGCTGAAGAAGAAGCAAGCGGTGGAGAGCTACATGCTTCAGAAGATGAAGCAGCATGAGTTCCAAATCATTGTGTCGCAGCTGGTGCTCGACTACATTGACTATGGCAACGTGTTCGTAGGCCATGAGTTTGTCAACGAGACGAAGACAGACCCGGTGACGCAAGAGGTTATCACGGTCTACCGTGGCCCGCGTCCCTACCGCATCAGCCCGCTCGACATCGTGTTCGACCCGACTGCCCGCACCTTCAAGGATTCTCCTTGCATCGTGCGGCGTTTGATGTCCATTGGCGACTTGGTGAAGAACGTTGCCACTCGCCCCAACTTGGAGTATAAGCAAGATGTGGTGGACAAGATCAAGTCTTCCCGCTACAAGGGAAGCGGCATCCTCGATCACTACAAGAGTGATGGCTATGCTGTTGACGGATTTTCGTCTATGGAAGCATACGTTAGCAGCGGAATGGTCGAACTGCATGACTTCTACGGCGACACCTACGACGAAGCCACCAATGAGTGGAAGGTTAATCGCGTTATTACTGTTGCTGATGGCCGCTGGATTCTCCGAGACATTGAAAATCGAAGCTGGATGGGATACCGTCCCATCTATCATTGTGGATGGAGGCTCCGTGCAGATAATTTGTGGGCACAAGGCCCACTGGATCAACTTGTGGGAATGCAATATCGAATTGACCACCTTGAGAACCTCAAGGCTGACGTTTTCGATCAGATTGCCCACCCTGTCGTAACAGTGAAGGGGACAACCGTTGAAGAATTTGAGTTCGGGCCGGAAGAAAAGATTTATCTTGGTGTGGACGGCGTTGTCGAAGTGCTCAGGCCGGACGCAGCTGCTCTCAACGCCAACTTCGAAATCAACGAACTCATGGGCCGTATGGAAGAGCTTGCCGGTGCTCCCCGTCAAGCGATGGGCATTCGCACACCGGGTGAGAAGACAAAATATGAAGTTCAAGTGCTAGAGACTGGTGCTGGCCGCATCTTCCAGAACAAAATTACATGGTTTGAGCGCAACCTCATCGAACCTTTGCTCAATTCGATGCTCGAAGAGGGCGTGAGGGCGCTGGACACCGTGGAAGAAATCAAAATCACCGATCCCGAGCTTGGGGTGGAGACTTTTGAGAAGGTGACGAAGGCGGATGTGACCGCCAAGGGCAAACTGGTGCCTATGGGTGCCCGCCACTTCGCGGAAGAGGCCCGCTTCATCCAAGAACTGAACGAAACTCTGAAGAACACGCAGGGCTTGGCCACTGTCAACGCCCACTTCAGCGGCAAGGCCATCGCCAAAGCCATTGGAGAGGTGATGGGGTGGAACGCCTACGGCATCGTCAAGAACAACGCCGCCATTGCCGAGCAGATGGAAACACGCCGGCTGGTGAACGTGGCTCAAGAGACGGTGCAAGCCGAAGCTGCAATGCCCTCCGAGCTACAGAGCGGAGACATGGAAGCGCCCGTGCCCGAAGAGGGTGCTCCCATCGAGCAACCCCCTACCCTACCACAAGGATAAACGATGAACACGCTTCTCACCAAGCATGTCGAGCAGGAAGAAGGAAAGACCAAGGCGGAGTCGGTGCAAGCCTACATTAGAGCATGGGAGAACGCAGGATACCTGCTTAGACCCTTGTTTCTAATGCTAAAAGAGCGTGAAGACGTTCTTAGGAACACGCGAGACGAAGACTTCACAATATTCAATCATTACGCTAAGGTCATGTTTAATAGAGGGAAAGAGGAAGAAGTGAAGGCGTTTCTTGCCCTCCTGCCGAAGAAGTTGAACGACTAGGGGAACTTTTTCCTCCGGTAGCTGTCTAATGTATGTAGCGAATGTAATTTCCGCTCGGCTAGCTCAATGGTAGAGCAGCTGCTTTGTAAGCAGCATGTTCGCGGTTCAAGTCCGTGGCTGAGCACCACCTAGACCATAGGGAGAATCAAATGTCTGACAAAGACATCAAACAGTTGTTTGGTAGTGAGTCCGTCAAAGCCGAAGACAAGGGCGCAGACGGAAAGCCTGTAGCTCCGAAGGGCGACACCCCCACAGAGGCACTGGCGATCCTTGTTGGCGAAGGCCGCAAGTATAAGACTAACGAAGAGCAAGCCAAGGCGCATATCGAGGCCGACGACTTCATCGAGAAGTTGAAGGACGAGAATGAGAAGCTTCGACAAGAAGCCGTCAAGGGGAAGACTCTTAGCGATGTCTTTGAACGAATCGAACAGAGTCGTAAGCAGACGGGGGATACCACCACCGTAGGCCAAAAGGCCATCACTGCCGCCGACATTGAACGGCTCGTAGATGCAAGACTTACGGGTAGGGAAACTGCGAAGACCCGCGACGAGAACATCGGCAAAGCCGAGAAAGCTCTAGCGGAGAAGTATGGCGAGAAGGCGAAGGAAGTCTACCTCACAAGGGGAGACACCGTTGAAAAGCGGGCCGCGCTGAACAGCCTTGCAGCAGTTGATCCTGAGTCGTTTGT